AATATATTTATCACAGTTAGTTTTTGTAAGTCTTTCCCATTTTATCCACCGTATTTTTTCTTTTTAATTTCTTCCCGCATTTCTAACATTCGTTCTTTGTATTCTTCATAAAGAGCAGGATCTGATTTACTACCTGTACCATCATCACCAAAGTTAACCATTGTAAGTGATATTAAAATTACTACAATCCAGATACTACCAACTTTACATAGTCTTAAGAACTTTGTGTAAGCTTCTTCTGCTTGCGCCTGCGCCTCTTCTCTTACTGTCATTTAATATCCTCTAACTTCTTGATTCCTAACGCCCAGTTTTCTGCAGCATCTTCAACGTACCTAATAGATTTATTAGGAAACTCTTCTTTAAAGAAGAACTTATCATTCTCATCATAATATTCTATATAAGCCATCTCTTCTTTAAAGTCCATGAAAACAATGGCTTTACCTTTATCATTATCTGCATAGTGAGTTGTGATTTCTCGTCCCATATCTGTATCTCCTAATACTGGAAAGATATCTGAAATTATACGGCCGCATGCTCTGGCCAATTCCATGTGTTCCTTTTGTGTTCCATTTCCAGATCTTAGTTCAATGTAATGTACCCAAGACCTGAGTGTTCCATTAACGTATAATCTTGACTTGGTGTTTCCTTCAGGAAGTATACATCTAGCTTGTTCTTTTGCGATTCCTTTATCTATTGCTTCTTTATAAATTTCCTTTACATGATCTATAATAAATTTCTGCTTTGCGTCCCACCAGACTTTCAATGATGAGTCATCAGTTTCAATGCTGTTTTGCCTGTTTGACTCATCCTGTAGCCTAGCTTCTCTCACCACAAAACTATCCCCAAGATCAGCAACGCTAGAATAGCGCTGAGAAAACTCTTGAAAGCTAAACGATCTGTGTCGAAGAAGTTGTCTAGCGATGTCTCTTGTTGTTTCGATCTCGAGTGTTGCTGAGGCCATTTCGAGAGGTGACCAGTGCTTGTTTTTGATGAGGTATTTGATAAGCTTTTCACTCGTCTTTTTGTTATTTTGGTTTGATGGATTGGAGACACGGGCACAGAAGGCCACGAAATCTTTGGCGGAATTGATGTCATCTATAAAATCTCCTTCTGGTTTTGTATATCCAACTATTCTAACTTTCACTATTCGTGTTCCCCACCCGGATCATTATCATCTAGTTTAATCTTTTTGCCGTCCATGTACATATTCTGTCTGGCTCTTGGATAACTATGATAACCTGCTTTCAAAAAGAAACCTGGCTTTCGTTTTGCTGTTTCAAAGGTTGCGACTGTAATAACAATAGCACCTATAAGAACTACATGTGCTATAGCACTAAAACCAAATATCCACCAACTACCAGCAAGTTGAGCAAAAGTTAAGCACCACATCCAAGCTAGCACTTGCATGACCATGTGTTGTACTTGTAAGTTAGGAATATTTCTTAGAGGATTATGCTCTAAATTCATAACGCTGTTCCAGCTATCGTAAATCCATTCTCTCATTAGTGTAACGTCTCCTTTTCTGGTTTTTTGTTGAAATCTTTTATTTGATCTGTCATATTCATTATAGTTTCTACCATCTTTTCAAAGTCTTCTTTGTTTAATCGGCTTTTGTAGAGACTTAAACCAAGAGTAGTGAGTACACCAGCAACCATCAAAGGATGTACGCCTTCATTGGATTCTAGTAAGAATTCGCATGCACCCATTAGAATATCGTAACACTCTTGAAAGTCTCTATCTTCAAACTCTTCAATCATTTTCTTGTGTTTTCTTTTTTAGATTATCAGCAACTTCTGTTGCTCTTTCACTTAACACACTTATTGCGGTATGAATGTGTCCAGTATCATGAGGCTGTAATCTCTCTTTTAAAATCTGAATCTCAGACTGTAATATCAATAATCTATCTACACAATTAATTTTCATTTTTTCTCCAGTTCTATTATTCTTTTTTCAAGTTGATTAATTTTATCAGCCATTCTTTGCATTTCATGACGCATTGAATCATCAGTTGAAGATATAAAACCATCACGTTTCCTAGATGTAAAATCTAATCTAAGTCCAGCGTCTGGATCTGTAGCTTTATCATAAGTCATTTTTTCTCTCCATTTTCCAAAAACCTGATCCTGATTCAAAACTATCATGGTCAAAACTATATTTATTCTTTTTTATGAACTCATCTATAGCTTTTTTACAACCTTCATGAGCAGGATGATAATCATCACCACATAAGTATTTAGTACCGTTTAAGTATTTAAGTTCATTCTTTACATTTTGATAACTATGTGCTCCGTCTAAATAAGCCATATCCCATTCACTATCTTTTTTAAGTAGGTTTACACTCTGCATCTGATGTGTTTTCTTATGAATAGAAAAATATCTAGGATGTTGAGAAGCACAGTAATCATACACCGTTCTATGATCCTTTTCCATATATAAGTTCATAGCATATACAATTGCAGGATTCTTACTGTTTTTCACCATCACACCATTATAGTGAACTTGCTTCTGATCACCATTCATTCCAAACGTATCACATACGTGTAGTTTACACCCTTTTGGCAAAGAATCCATTAGTGCCCAAGAACTGAGACCCCATGCGCATCCTATCTCCAACACCTTAGAGTTTTCAGGAATAGATGAGGCAAAATCCATGAGACTACTAAGGTGTTTTTGATTATTAAAACCAGGAATGTCCTGATTTCTTTTTGGAGGATGAGGTATTATCACAACTTGAAACCTTCAAATTTAAGTTCTTGTCCGGTAGGTGTTTTATCGAAAGTAGGAGTATCGTCACCATCTGTATCGATAAGAGTTTGTTCAGCTTGATCAACATCAAACAATCTCATTTTAGATCTATCTACACCAATTACAAATCTTTTCTTATATGTAGGATCGTTGTATCTATTCTTTAATTGTTTTACTGCGAGTTGACCCATTTTTTCAAGTTCTTCAGTAGATATAATAGCAAACATTAAGTCGGCGGTAGCGGGTAGTCCAAAAGACTCGGACGTATCTTCCAACCCAATATCCGTGTTAGAATAACCCGAACGAGTCGTTTGCGTTGCAGAGACGATCGGTACGTCAAACTCGACCGCAAGGCCACGTATCTCTTCAGCAATTGCTTTAATGTAGGAGTATGAATTGATTGCACCGCCCATTCCTTTCATTCTTGATGAAGCACATATGTTTAAATAATCTATAAAGATCATTTCCGGTTCAAATGTCTTCTTAAGTTTTAGCTCGTTTAGTAGAGCTCTAAAGTGTGATGTGTTTGCTTGACCAGTAGGATATTCTTTGATGATAAGCTTACCACTAGTTCTTGTAGATAATTTATACACCCTATCTGAAAACATGTCCTTACTTAGATTTTTTAGTTGGTCAATAGGTACATCAAGTAGATTAGCATCAATACGTTCGGCAATTCTTTCTTCTGCCATTTCCATTGTAATATAAAGAACGTTACGTCCTTGACTCATAGCTGATGCTGCACAATGGCACATGAATAATGATTTACCGACGCCGGTACCGGCGAGACATATGTTTAAAGTTTTGTTTGGTAAACCACCTTTTGTAATTTTATTGAAGTATTCAAGATCGAAAGGAATTCTTTCTTCATCACGATGATAGAACTCATATCGCTCGTTTGCATTCTCAATATAGTCATGTCCTACATTTGTATCAAACGATACACCTAAAGCTTTTGTTAAAATCTCTGGTAACGCATTCTTTGTAAGTGTATTGTGCTTTCCATCAATAATTTGTATAGACTCCATAACCGCATTATATAGAGCTCTATCTTGACACCACTTTTCTGTATTTTCATACAGCCAAGTTTCATTAACATCTTCTTTTTCAAAAAGATTCGGAATGATTTCCACAGCATGTCTATACTGTTCTTCATTGTACGAGTCTGAATTATCAATCTCGATCTTGAATGCTTCTGCATTTGGAAGTTTATTGTATTTTCCAACAAACTTCCCTGCCTCTCTAAAAAGTAACTTATATATTCCTTCAAAATAGTCCGGCTTGACAAAAGGTAAAACCTTTCTCATATATGTTTCATTACTTAATATATTTTTTAAAACAACTTGTTCTATATTAGTGTTCAATCGCTTGTCCTTCTGAGCTTTCAATTATTGCTACTAAAACATCTCCAACATGAGCCTGTAGTCCTGCATTATCTGATGTTAAATCTGGATCTGGTGATTCATGTATTTCAAAATCATATTTCAAAATTGCTGATTCTCCGTCGCCTTCTCTTACGCTTACTTTTCCATAAGAAATAATAGTTTCAGGAAACGGGCCGGATAAAAGTCGAACGTGCCACTGTTCTTCACCCTTTGCTATAAATTCATAATCCTCGTTCTCAAGCATCTTCTGCAACAATTTCATCCATTGAGACTTGTTCAGTGTATCCAATAGAGTATTGCTTCTTTATAAATTCCTTGAAATCTGTGTCAGCAAAGGTAGGAGTCCAGAACTCTTCAAGAAGAGTTTCGGCTTCTCTTACTTTACTTTCTTCTCCTCTTCTTTGATACCAACCGTTAGATGGTTTGGTTACGTAACCACCAGCAAGAGCTACGTCAAGAAGACCCGAATAGTTTGATACGCCGCCTTCCCATGTAACTGAGATTGGAATCTTTGATTTTTCTTTTACATACCTAGATTTTTCAACATTAATAACAAAGTGGTAGCCTTTGATTTCTGTACCTTTCTTGTCTTGCTGACGACCTATAATCCAGATATTATCTGCACTATAGTATATACCTGTACCGCCACCCACAACATCTTTAGGAAATAAACCTATTTCTTTGTACGTATGATTAACTGCAAGAAGAGGAATATTCTTCATTGCAAGATAAGGTGTTGTCATACGAAACAAACCTTTGAGAGCCTTTGCTCTTGACATGTCTGCAACAGATTTTTCATTGAGTGTGTCTTCCATTTCTTTTTTAGAAGCTAAGTTACCAATTGAGTCAATTACAACTATAACCTTATCTTCTCTATCTAGATTTTCAAGTTGGCTTATCATATCAAATTTGAGTTCTTCTACGTTTGTGATTGGAGTATGTAGAACTCGAGTAGTGTCCACGCCGAACTGTTTGAAGTATGACTGTGGTGAACCAAACTCTGAATCATAGAATAACATAACAGATTCAGGATATTTTTTCATATATGCTGCAGCCATTAGAAGAGCAAAAGAAGTTTTAAAATGTTTTGAAGGACCGGCAAGAACAGTAAGTCCTGGAGCTAAGCCACCGTCGACCGATCCAGATAAAGCAACATTAATCATAGGAACATCCGTTGATACCATATCTTTTTCAGTAAAAAATTTAGACTCTGAAAGAACTTCAGTGTGGCTCAGCTTTGAGTTCTTTTTGAGTTTATCCATTATAGACATACAATTCTCCTTTTAGAATAGTATAATTATACCACAGTTTCATATAAATGTAAATTAAAAAAATGCTTCAAGTGTGGCGGGTTCTGGTTCTGACCAGAAAGTTTTTGTCTTGTTGCACTGTATTGCAAAGTTAGTTTTTTTCATCTGCGCTTTTCCATACAAAAAATTCTTAACGTTTTCTGCCATGTCACTTGCAGTTGTCACTGGAACATTTTGACATATCATATTTAAATTTTTGACACCTCCAACTAGATTAAAATCCTTAGGCATCTTCATAATATCTAGACACTCTCTTACATTCAAGTATCTATCAGCATCTGGATGTGTAAGCATACTAGGGTATGCACCAACAAAGGCACCGATATAATCCTTAGGAACTACAACACCTCTTCTCATAATGTTGCCTCCAGCCTTTAATTTATCTCCCATTCTCCTACACTTTATAGCATGATCAGTATAACCTTTCTTATCCGCCCACTCTGCGACTTCATAGTAATTACTGCCATTGTCTTCAATATAGTGCATAATATCCCAAGTCTTATCGATCTTTTTTTGAAAATCAGTATGAGATATATTGTCATGCATTACTTCTAAAACGTATTTGTAAAATAGATCTTCACTTGGCTTAGAAGTTTTAACCATAGTATCGGTCATAATATCAGGTTCGTTAGTTGCACTGCTTCTGATCTGATCAGCAATATTTTTATACGGTCTATTATAGTAACTAAATATTGGTACTTTATCTCCTTTCCAGAAGAAGTAAAATGCTCTATCTCTAACTTGACTCAATCCGTGAAGTATAGATTTAGTTTTATAAAGACTCACAGTGTAACCTAACTCATCAGCCAGTTCTCTCATCTTACTAACAATAGGTTCTCCCATTTTGCTAGCAAGTCTAGGCGCGTTTTCTCCCCAGAAAACCTGAGGTTGAACGTTTTCTAATACATACTTAGCAGACTTAAGCATCCAATCGTTAGTAGGACTATCAGCGCTACTACTGGTATTAAGCGCAGAAAGGCCAGCACAAGGACAGACAGTGTTGACAACATCCACTCGAGAAGGAGCACTGCCACCCATATCAAGCTTAATATAAGGAACGTCGTTATTATAATGGTTAACAAGTTGACTATCATTTGCTTCAAAATCTGAGTATGAAAGAATGTACTCAGGACGAGTCCCGAATACATTTTCCATTGCGAATGTTTCTCCACCTATAAGCGGAACTATGCTAGCATAACTATTCATAAGAAACGTTCTGTGCTTTTTCTCTATCGCACTTTTCATAATCTTTTCTATATTTATTATTTTCTTCAACCGCTTTTTCTAAGAGAGAAAAGTTGTGATCTGAAAAGTGTATGAAGGCAGAGGTATCTTTAGGAAAACATGCTCCACCAAAACCACGCCGGCCATCGTGCCCTGGAACACGTGTATGTGACTGACCTATTCTTGGATCCTCTCCGATTGCATTAATGATACGACCAAAGTTACCTCCAAATTTTTCTACTACATCATAGAACTGATTAAAGAATAAAACCTTTGTAGCAAGAAATGAATTGATTCCATACTTTACAAAAGAAGCGTCTGACGCTTCCATATGAAATATTGGACATGGTTTACACAAGCTGTGTTGTTTATATATTTCCTCAACGTTTTTTGTAACAGCTGGACTTCCTCCAAAGATATGCATAGGAGGATTCACAAAATCTTCCACAGCATTTTTTTCAGTTAAGAACTCAGGATTATAACACACTCTGTTCTTTCCAATCTGATGAGTAGAAAGTCTTTTAATAACATCTGGTGTAACAGTAGATTTAATTACAATTATACCGGATCTTCTTGTCATTAGTTTGTTTACAGAGTCTTCTACAATAGAAGTATTAACAGTTCCGTCATCTGCCATTGGAGTGGGTACACATATAAAAGTAATATCTGCTTCTAGTGGTGATGTAGTTTCAATACTTTTGTTCTCATCGTAAATTGGATCAATAATTGTTTTTTCACAAGTATGATCATTGAATCCATAATCTACAGCTTTACCTACAAATCCATGACCAACTATACACACTTTAAGTTTTTCCATTAATTAACTCCGTAATATTCTTTGTACCAAGTTATAAACTTTTCAACTCCAACCGGTACGGGGGTTGTAGGAACGTATCCTAATTTTCGAAGCTTAGTAGTATCAGACCATGTTTCAGGTGTATCTGCTGGATGAGCAGCCACTAATAACCTTTCAGTTTTTCTACCTAAGTTCTTTTCTATCTCATCAACAAAGTCAACTAACTCTACTTGAGTACCGTGACCAATATTATAAATCTCATGATAAGTTTCATTGCTCTCAACAATTTCATCAACTACGAGTTCAATACCTTGTACAATATCATCGACAAAAGTAAAGTCTCTTTTCATGTCTCCGTAGTTATAAAGCTCAATAGGTTTACCTGCTACAATAGAATCTGTAAAAGAAAAGAGCGCCATGTCTGGTCGACCATAAGGACCATACACTGTAAAAAATCTTAGTCCTGCAGACCGTGACAACTTCGAATGCATAAATTGACATTCATTTGCTCGTTTTGACCAGCCATAAGGGTTGTTTTGGTGAAGTGGCCTATCATGCTCGTTCCATGGAAGTGGTTGACCGTGCATAACGCAACTGCTAGATGCGTATACAACTGGAATATCATGATTTTCTGCTACTTCAACAATCCTTTGAGTACCTGTTATATTAGTATCAATATAGGGTTGTGGTTCTGCAAGGGCGTGTCTTGGGTTTGCATATGCTGCTAGATGTAAGATACAATCATAATCTTTTACATCATCTTCTAACATAGTGAAGTTCTGAATATCACCAGTAAGTGTTTCAATTCCTTCTTCTCTTAAAATAGTTGCTCTATCTTGTTTTAGTTTTACGTCATAGTAATCATTAAAATTATCTAGTCCTTTGACGTCCCACCCAGCATTTTTAAATGCAAGAGCGGAATGGAAGCCGATCATACCGGCTTGTCCAGTTATGAATATTTTCATGCGAAAAACTCCTCTAGTCCTTGTGGTTGGTTTTCTTCAGTATTAATTGCAAGATCGACAATTTCGTTAACAACCATCTCGCCATCTGAGTGCTGCTTCCAAAATTCAAATGCCATCTCTCTCCAATCATCTCTCATAGTAGGATCATTCTTTAGTCTGATCATTAGTTCGCGACACTCTTTAAAATTAGAATAGTCAAGGCCAATGGTGCCGCTGTTTTGGCATTGACTAATTGGTTTACCCTGCACAGGGTGAATTACGTTATCACAAAAGTGTTTATGAAATATAGGTACTGTTCCTGATGCAATACATTCTGCATGACAGTTTTCAATATTATCTCCATAAGTTTCTGCTTTTAAGTGATATAAGTCTGAACCGAATGCTGATAGAGCCATTCTTTTCATACAATCTGAGTTTATATATTGAGGATATAAGTATGCACCTTTACCTGTAACTTCTTTTCCATATAGATCTGGTGTAAACTTAACGTCACCATGTTGTTTTTCTGGCCTGAAGTGATTCTCAACGATCCTTCTATCAACTGGATTCTCCTCTTTATTATCTCTATAAAGAACAAGTGGATATTGAATAGAAGCTTCTAGTCCTTCAAGAACAGTTATGAATCCATTGTTCATTAATTCATCTTGGTGATAATCAATCATGAGACTAGGACCCTTCCACATAGCAGTACGTCCTATCCAGCGAATCATATTATCTTGTTGCTCTTCAATAGGCCTCCAGTATTTTTCTCTGTGTCCTTCATAATCAAAACCTAAAGCCATCTTCGTAAGTGGGGTCTTAATATTATTCTTTTTCATGAACTTTGAAAAATCATTTTCAAGCGAGTGAGTCATGATAACATCAACACTCATACAAACATCTGCTAAATTTGCATTACGTGCAATAGATGCTGCTTTATGATCTACATTGATAAATGCTTTTCGGATATGAACACGATCAAGAAACTTTAACCAGTTGTCTTTACAATCTTGAGGGTGAGACTTTGAAGGAACAGAATATACGATACATAGTTCATGTGAATTTACAATTGCAGCCATAGCTTCCCATTCACGACCTAAGTTCATTTCCATTTGATCAATTTCTAAACCTTTTGCTCTTCCCCACTTTTTATCGTTTGCAGATAAGATCTTTGCACCTGTAACTTTTTGCATTTGTATTGCGCATTGTGTTACACCGCAACCTTCAGTACCACGACCAAGTACAATAATTATTTTATTCATTTATTCCTCCAAATATCGCTTACAACCTTCAAGCTTTGACTCAACATACATAGGATTATTGAGCAACCTGTTTAATCCAGAAGGGTGTGGTAGTATATAGTGTTCGTATCTATTAAGTCTTGTGAGATAGTCTGAAACTTTTGTTCCCCATGCTACTATCTTATCATATCCATCTAAAAGACTTCTTATTGATTCGTGATCAAAAGACTTATACTTAAAATCCCAATTAGGATCTGATGAAAGATTTGTAAACGATACATAATCTAGTTCTAAATAGTCTAGCCATGTATGGAACCTCTTATAAGAAGATCCTTTCGACTTACTTATTGGAACCCGCGAGGGATTCAATCCTACGAATATAAGTTTTCCTTTCATAGTACTATTATACAACATTTTTTAGTATTTGTAAACTATTTTGTTTGGTTTTCTAAAGCTTTTTTTAACGCTCTTTCGAGATCATTATCAGCTTCCTCGGCCATCTGTTGATAAGGGTCAACTGGCTGGAACTTTTTCTTCATTTCTAATAAATCGTATTCTATGTCTTGACTTGTTCTAACTTTAGTTTCTTTAATAGGAAGAACTTTTATTATGGACACGTCTTTTTCTGAAGGACCTAGATGCTTTTGCATTAAGAATATTCTTTCTTTAACATTAGATACTTTATCTTCTAAGTTATCCAGTCTGCTATAGGCTTTTGCTAAATCCAAAAGTTGCTTACTCTTGTCCATCCTTCGTAATTCCTAAAAGTTTCTCTTTCTCTAAAATACTATTTTTTTGTTGATTCAGTTGTTTTACATATGAAGAGTATGAGTGCTGATTACCGTCATCATCTATAACGACGCCACATGATGTTTTACATCTACTTCCAGCTTCTTTAGGTTTAAATAATATTTTTCTATAAAAGTTTTTCCATTGTCTTGAATTAAGAGCATCATCTGGAGTAATTCCATTTTTAACATTAAGTTCTTTATTGTATATTCCTCCAGGATTTTCTTTTCTGTCAAATGCATTGTCCATCCAACAACAAGGAACATAATAACCAGATGCTGAGAATGCCATGCACTGACCCATTCCATTTATATCTATATCACCATTTTCTAAAAAAGGAAAACATTTGGGAATAATCTTAAGCTGCATACTTGTCACGCTCTTTTTTATATTCTTCTATATTATCTATGACTAAAGAAGACGCGAATCCTGTACCTGATAAGTGATAAGGATTTTTTGGAGGTGCAACATGATGACCAAAGTGTGAATCAAACCTACTGGATCTATGTAGAATAAATTCTATATTTTTATCTAGAGCGTATTCTGCCGCAACTACTACATCGTTTTCATTATACTCAAATGGAATGTACTGCCATGACACCTTTAACTTATCATTAGCTACAGTTGCACAGTAATCCATAGCTGCGCATGCACTGTCCCAGTCTTGATTCTTTCTGTGTATTGAACATGATTTACCAACACCGTCTATACCAAAGATTATATTTGAAGTGTAATTACCTTGTAATAACAGATGACATAGTTTTTGCCACCACTGCTTTTTCTTTCCAGAACCGTTAGTGTGAATCTCTAAATGTTGAAAGGTCGTTTCATTCAGGACTTCTATTATTCCTAATAGATTTTTGTGATATATGGGATCAGATATTTGACCACATAAAAAAATCTTTTTAAACGAATTACCCATGATTCTAGCATCATCTTCTGTTAAGTCACCGTATTCTTTTCCAGCTTGTTTAACAAAATTCTTACCATCTCTAGGATCTTGCCTAATACAATATGCACACTCAAGAAGACACCTGTGAGAGGTATCAACATTAATAAATCTCTTTTGAGCTATTCTAGTGAAGTGATTATAGTACAGATCAAAATGTTTTTCTAGATTAGATAAACTCAAATGCAACTCCCGCTTCAGTAAACATAGACTGCGTTAAGCCCCATGATTCTTTCCAGCGGTCGGTGATTTCTTGTTTTGGCATAACTACTCTTTTTACACCTACTTGTACTATTCCTTTTGCACAATCTGAGCAACAAGGAAGTCCTACAACATAAAAGGTACTACCTTCTAGTGATATACCACTAAAGGCAGCATTGAATATAGTATTCATCTCTGCATGTACAATATACTTAAGTTTGATTTCTCTATTTTCTAATCTATCATTATCTGATATGCTACGAGGAAACCCATTATAACCTTGTGCTAGAACTTGACCCTTTTCGCCAATAGCAACGCATCCAATCTTAGATGATGGATCCTTTGACCATTTAGATATTCTTTCAGCCAGCTCTAAGTATCGCTTATCCCATTTATTTGACAAGATGAAAGTGCCTTTCGTAAACATGTAGATTTTGTACTTGCCATGTTATAAAGCCCGTTTCAATTCCTAACATTTCTGCTAGTTCTTTTTGAACAAATCTTTGCCAGGCGTAATCATTTTTATATCCATATACAACATCATTTGACCGCATTTGAACTACAGCTTGCAACTCGTCATTTCGAATATAGTAAGTAACTGAATTAGTACAAATAAAGTCGTTCTTACCATCTTCATTATATTCATGCCAGATAGACGGACGATTGTAAATCATTGAGGCCCTACGACCATCTGGATTATCTCGCAATTCTCTGTAAACGTTTCCAAACTGGTTATAGTATTTATCACTGTAAATTAGTTTACCATAATTAGAATTAATCTCACCTTCTTTATTTGCTGAGTACTGCCAAGCTGCCGGTGGTTCTGGTTTATCCCATATGTCATTAATATTAGTAGACTCAGACTTATACCACTTTAGTTCTGCATCAATATACTCATTGTTTGGTTCACCAAAGATAGCTGGCTCATCTGCTAGAAAAGAAGCACCGAGTAGTTCAATTGTTTTTTGACCTGTTTTATCTAACTCAAAAGCTTCATCATTAAGTTCATCAATAAAGTATTGACGAATATCTTTAACACTATATGTTATCATTACAAACTCTCTTTCTCAGATCTGATGAAGAAAACCTATGGTCTCTCTTATTGAAGTATAAATCTATTCCTCTGTTACGACACTCATCTTTTCCAGTGAAATCTTTCTGTCTATACTCTTCACCTAGGATTCTTACATCAATTGGATACATGTTTATTATATCAATTAAATCGGCTTCTGTACAATAAATAATGACCTCGTCAACATATTTTATTGCAGAAAGTTGTGCTTGCCTTTCTACAATAGATTGTATAGGAGAGTTCTTTTCTTTTCTATCAAAAGTAGGATCTACCTGTAGACCGCATATTAAATAATCACATTGAGCCTTCGCCTCTCTCAACATCATAACATGGCCTGCATGAAGTAAATCAAAAGTACTACATGTAAATCCTACCTTCATTCAGTATTCTCACTTATTTCTACATAGTCTTCAATACAAACAAAACCAATTCCCATTGGAGCAGATTCTTCTAAAAAATAACCCATTTCAACACAGCTGTAAGGATCTTTAAAATAATCTACAGCAGTACCTTCTACTTCTCCTGCAGGATTCAAACTAACCATGAGTAATATGAAACCAACTATCATTTTGTTTCACCCCATTCTGCTAAATCAATCTCTACTCCATAACCTATCACACAAAATTGATTGTATGGATGGTTATGGTATTCTAGTATTGTAAATGTTTTTGTTTCAAAATTAACATACAAAGCAAATGGCAGTATAGCCGGTGTTTGTGATAAGCCATCAGCTTCATCAGGATCACGGACCTTGCCTAAAACTTTTCCTCCAAACACTAATCTTTCTTCTTTGTCAGCCAACATAGAAAAAATTTCGTCTTTAGGAGCACACATTACAGGTTTTTCTTGCCATTCACCTGCTGGTGCAGGATGACATCTAAACAGTAAAACTGTTAGTAATAATAATAAAAAAGGTATTGTTGTGTTAATTTTTCTTTTAAGCATTTCCCATAAACCCTTGTTCTTCTCTTACAATATCATTATGATTGAATTCTGCCCAATACAATTCATAAGCTACACCTGACTCTACACACTCAAATTTATGATATAGACCAGGCTTAACTTTTGTGTAATCACCAGCCTTCAGTATAGTAGTGTCTATAAGACTATAATCTCTTTGCCAAACTTTGACTCGCATAACACCTGACTCTACATAAAAACCGTTCCATTTGTATCTGTGCAAGTGTTTAGAACAAACACCACCAGCTTCCATTTCAATCCTATGAAACTCTAAAGTGCCATTAGCTTCAATGAGTTCTGTAGTTCCCCAAACCTTACCTGCTTTCATCTATAAAGTCCTCGTATTTAATACTACCCCAATCAAGATTATAATGTTCAGGATACTTCTTATCCTTTTCAAACTGCGTTAATAGTTTATTTAACTCAATTGTTTCTGGATGATTCCAAGATCTAAGTTTTTTAAGAATAGCATTATCAGGATCTTTTTCTAGTAATTGACATGCAGTCCAATCCATAATAAGTTGTCTTAAAGGTGTGTTGATTGCTCCAGCCATTACTTACCTGTTGCACCTGGAATTTTATCACTTAAGTCCACTGGTTTTAGTTTCTTAGGACGATTCAAAAAGTCACGATCTGGATCTTGGCCATCAATACCGTGCTTCATGTACGCAGCAAAGAATGATGCATAGTTAATTATATCAATACATGAATCTTCAAGAGATTCAAAATTAGGATTATAATCGGGATCATTTTCCATAGCTTCAAGTACAGACTGCAGCCTAAGAGTTTTTGCAATCATTGTATCTAAAAGAGTTGAACAACCACGTGGATAATACATGGCTTGTTTAATCCTAGAGTTTGGATTTTGATAATCGTTACCTTTTTTATTTTGTATTTCAGCTGCTTTTTTCAGCACTTCGAGTGATGCTTTACTCATAATATCCTCCATTCTGATAATATATTATACAACATTTTTACTAGAAAGTACACTATTTTTTATAATATTTTTTGCCATACATTGATTTTTGCAAACTTATTACCATTCCACTTGTATACGCCTTCATGATGATATTCCTTGTCAACCTTATTGTTTATGAAGATATAAACTATATCAGGATATTTTCTCCATTCATCAAGCTTATCCTTTTTACATCTATCCAGAACATAAGGTACATTTCCCATATGTCCCGTTACTTTTATTTCAACAGGATCAAGGTAAGGATCGAGTAAATCTTTGTATTCTCTCTCATCGTCAATCCAGCCAGTTTCTATAAGATACTGTTCAGCTGCATGACTATATTCACAGACTTCATATATCTCTTTAAAAGTTCTACCTCTTCGTGTCGATTCCTTATTGAATATCTTTTCAGCTTCATTCTTAGCTCTTTGGCGCCACTCATCCGGATTTATTATTTCATCCGTATTGAAGCTCATATTATGTTCAAACGTTTCTGTATGCAAATTCAATAGCCCTATCTGCTTCTACGTCAAGTGGCCTAGTTCCGTATCTGTTAGATGTTTCAGAGTCCAGTTGTTTGATTAAACCAACAATGGTCTGACTGTTAATAGGATAACTTGACTTGATTGCGTTAATTGCAATAGACACCATGATCTTATAGATCATACCATATCTTCCACTGTTGTCTATATGTGCAATGGATTTATATTCAGCGATTAGTTTCTTGTTTACAAAAGGACAGTCGCTGTAACCTGTCCAGTATACGTTAGTATTTTCAGCTTTTTCTTTTCTATGCTGAATAACTTGTTTTTGTAATTCTTCTGGAAGTCGATCAAGAAAGTTAGATGATCTGAGTTTTTCAACAAATGGGTGTTTCTCCATAAGTTCATTAGGATCTAAAAAAACGCCAGTGTTATTAGTAAACATAAAGTTGAAAGCGCCAGTGTACGTACCAGGGATATAATACATTCGTGATAGATCTTTAGTTTGTTGGTCATTAATCTGACCGAGTTCGTTGTTGAGGGCGAACCAGAAAGATCTGATGTCATTTGATCTAACTCTTCTTTTAGTTGGAAAGACCAAACGAAACTTTGGATAACTTTCTCTACTGCTAGCAGTACTATAACAAATATAATAGTACTTACCATATAAGTTCCTAAGCTCATTTTCTAAGTCACCTTCAATCTTGTGATCATCAACATCAACAGCAGCCCAACCTCCCCAATCAACCACATTTTTGTTGGCCCTAGTTGTATTTGCAACATAAGTAGCCGGTGATATAAGCTGTGCATCTTTTTTACCTCCAAGCTTTCTTTTAGATAGATTGTACAAAAACTCCTCGAACTCATTAAAGTCCGAGAAGTTCATGCGTTTATGAGTTTTATTATCGTATATATTCTTAAAGAATGTCGCTGATATTTCCATGATTATCTTTATGGCTAGGTCCTTGCCACCCCTCAGGTTTCAATAGATCTGGTAGTCCAAATGGATTAGGTCTGCCGGCTTTTACTCCAGGTTCTTTATTCATATTTGCTTTATATATCTCGTCCCATGCTTTGTTAGCGTCAACACCGAATACGTCAAGTGTACCAATGGCAAATACGCATAGATCAATCAGACCATCAACCACTTCTTCAGGATTTCCGTCTTCAAATGCTTGTAGCGATTCACTCATTTCTTCTTGACACATGTTTAAACGAAACTGTAAATAAGTTTTCATAAGATCTTTATCATGTTTGTTTTGTTTAAACCATTTGTGTACACCAAATTTTTGGTGCATATCTGCAATATCTTTTACCCAATCATTGCTCATTATAAATGTAGCTCCTTCCATTATGTTAGCCCCGGCATTGTGAATAGTGCGTTTACTTTATCAAATTTTCCAACTGGTTTCCTTGCAAACACGCACCACTTGAATGCAAACATTGTTTCTTTTGTCCTACAAAATTCTCTAAAACTTGTCCCTGTAGTATACACATCATCTACTACTAACCAAGGATGATCGCCTTTAGTTGTATATGGTTCTAGTGCATACTGTAGAGGTAATCCTCCTCTTGGAATTCCAACAACTTTACTAAAAGGTTCTAGTTGATAATCCATAATCATTTTTGCTATAGCATCCCACTGTTGACTTGTGATGGCATCACACTCTATTTTCCATTTAAGAGGTAAACCAGCATGACTAGTAAATTCTCCGAGTTGAAATAGATCAATAGTATTTTCTTTCTTTAGTTGAGGCAAGTTATCCCAAAACTCAAGTTGTTCTTCCGTATCAATCATTGCTTTTATATCCTCACCACTAATATTCATTTTTTCTCCTGTGTTACTATTATACCACACCTACTAGCTCATGTACATCTTTTATTTTCCATGCACGTAAATATTTTAGTGTATCTTTCCAGTCTCTTACTTCAACCGCGGCAGAATCTTTACGAGGTCTAATTGCTTTTGCTAGAGGATAGTCATTACCTCCGGGTTTCATCTTATCACCGAAGAAAAGAATAGGCCCATCAACCTTATTAGCTACCTGAGACTTATCATATCCTTTTGGAATAATGTCAATTCCAGTTTCTCCTGCAACCTGTGCCGTAAGTCCGGGGAACGCTTTATTAAATTCCTCGGCTATCTTTACTCTTTCACTAGTTTCTCTATCCCAACCTACATAAAGTTTTCTTTCACCAACTGTAGCGTTTCTTCCTACAATACTAAAGTTGACCAGTCCGGGTCTATCCTCGATATGGTTTCCAGTTCTGCAACCAAACTTACTTTCTACAAGATGTTTTCCCAACCAGTTTTTAGCCTTTTCTGACATTTTCCATTCAGAGGAATATACTTCTTCACCGTGTCTCCATATACTGTTTCCTGAACAATTATAACACGCAATAGCTTTTTCACATATGTCCTGTCCAACTTGTTCTATTGTTTTTATATAGTCAGATCCAGTGACGAGATACGTAGGGTTTTTTTCCATAAAGTGTAGAAAGAACTCTTTAAATGCCTTGTCCATTGTGCCTCTACTAGGCGTAAGCGTACCGTCAACGTCAAATATAAAGCTATGTGTCATACGAAGAAATCCTCCAGTGTATTAGGTTGCATCCAATTGACTGCTTCAAGAATAGGATTGAGTGGATCCATAAAAGTTTTGTCAAATTGTGTTTCATAATCTATGAACTTATGAAGGTTAAATTCTGGAGGTAAGTAGTCTGGAAACGATATTACATTCTCACCTATAGGATTAGGTGTCTTGAGATAACAGAACTTGATCTTATCGCCGGAATTTATCATTGTATACTTTTTACTAAGACTATGCTTAAGTACATAGTGATTGTATAATAGAGCACCTCTTACATGAATAGGTGTACCTTTCTTATAGATTAATTTATTATCATGAAACTTATTAATCTTTTGAACTCCTCGAGGAAATGAAACCTGCTCAGGTCCAAGGTTTTTAAATTCATTCTTAAAATTATTTATGAACCTTTCACCTTCTTGTTCTGTACCTGATACAATAATCTTGAATGATTCCTTGAACTTATTACGAACAACTTCTGGTGTTGAAGACTTGATGGCTTCAATACCCATAATCTTAAGTTTGGGTTCAGCATACTGTACACCTTCAGAGTTGTGTACGTTTAAGATGTATCTTTTCTTTGCGGTCCAGATCCCTCTATCTGCAATCACTTCACGACCCATTTCTAATCTTGGAGTAAAGTGATTTGAATACTTATGAAGTCTTTCATATGATTTACTTATAACCTTTTCAAAGTGCTCCTTACATATTTTATCTAAAGCTTTTACAGGATCTTTAGGTTGTAATTTTTCTACGAGAGGGCCGAAGTTAATATATACCGAATCCGTATCAATTGCAATAACGTAGTCTTTGTTATTAGTCTTTAAGACTTTATTGAGCTCTTTGTTGATTTCTTTTTCTGCCCATTTGATAGAAAGCTGACCAGTTATAGTAACACTTTCAGCAAGAGCATTGTCAAAATACTTAAAGTATTTGTTAGCTAACGCACCATAAAGAGAGTTAAGTAAGATCTTAATAGCCATCTGATTATTTTCAAGAGAGTTGATCTCAGCTTCTAGTTGACGAGTCTTTTCTTTCTGATATCTTGACATTGCATCAAGCATTTTTTTCTTTATTTCACTACGCTCAGCATAATACTCGACAATCAATGAAGGAATTATTCCTTGATTAGACTTATAGTACTTAACACCGTTTGCGCACTGAGAATATTTGTCACTTATCTCTATCTTTTCGTTTAAATACTTTTCAACTTTATTATGACATTTGGCCACATATCTTTCTTGATCATGTTCATCTACATACTTGTCAAAAAAATCTGGTTTTGGAATATCGTCTCTGACTAAAGTTTCAGGTGATATATTTGCCTGAACAATTATGTTTGGATATAGAGAGTTTAAGTCAAAAGAAACAACCCAATCATGAGCTCCTACTTGAGGAGACTTCACATAACCACCAGCAATTGTAGATGGTTTTACATCTTTAAAATCTTTTGCTGCTCCACTATTACTGCTATTTGTAGAACCTTCTTGTGCACCAACAATTGGATATTGAACTGTTTCTATTTGACTTATTGGTGAAATGATTTTATTTTTTAAGAGTCTTCTATAAATGATTGATTCCCATATAGACGTTGTTCCAAACGTATCACTTATGTTTACGCCGGCTTTGTATGCCATAGTCATGACCAGATTAATTAGACCCATCTTCTCATCAATCCTATCAACAAGTTGAACGTCTTTAATGTTATAGTCAATAAATTTTTGAAAGTCATTTTTATAGAGATTGAAAAGATCACCGTGTTCTTCATAAGATAGCTTACGTTCACCAAGGACTACATAACCTATGTGATCAAGTTTATACGATTCCTGTGCACCATAAGAGTAGCCAAACTTTCGAAAGAGTTCTAGATAGTCTGCCTGTTGAATACCTGAGATCTCAAACCCGTAGTTCATTCTACCACCAATAAGTTGGTTTCTTTCATTTATAAGTTTCCAAGGAGAGAGTCTCTTCATAGCTTCTTCACTACCGAGAAGTCTTATACGGTTAATAATATAGGGTATATCAAACCATCGAGTATTCCAGCCTGTAATAATATCAGGATAGTCTTTAACCCAATATCCAAGAAACTTTGCAAGTAGTTCAGATTCATTCTTACACTTGTGATACTGAATTATATTACCGTGAAGTTCTATCTGACATTTTTCTGCATCATATTCTCCACAACCCCAGACTTGAAAGACCGAAGACTTACTTGATTTGACAGTGATTGCTGTGATAGGGTGTTCTGCTTTTTCCGGAATAGGAAAGCCATCGTCAGACGCGACCTCAATATCGAAGTTCACTACGTTTATTGAGTTTGGATTGAACGATACTTTATCGGGAAACTTATCAGTTATGAACTGATGAATGTAGTTGGTAGTGCCATACATCTTCAGGTTATCCATATCTTTATACTGCTCAAGAAATTCTTTTGCTTCTCTCATAGTATCAAAAGACATAGGTGTAATATCAGTACCATCAAAAGAAACGTACTCTGTTTTTTCTTTTGACGGAATAAAAAGTGTTGGACTAAACTTGTATTTGTGAGATACGGCAACTCCATTCTCGTTGTAACCACGATAAAGTATGGAGTTGCCAAAGCGATTCACAGACGTATAAAATGCTTTCATGTATACTATTATACCATAATGTAAGGGAAATGTAAACTATTTCTTTTCGGTTATGAAGTCATAAAACTCATTAGCTTTTTTGACGACTTCATCAGGTTGATACATCTTTGGGGTGTATTTTTCGAATGCTTCCGTAATACTAGTTTGTGTATCTTTGGCTTGTTCGACCATCTCGCCCATGAGTCTTTCACCCATGTGCCATTGTTGATCTAACATTTCTTTTGCCATTTTTAAAGTTT